GGACTCAAAGTTCTGCCACACCAAGTCCACGTTGTGGTGTTTTGCAACGAAGAACCTAACCTACTTGCACTATCACCCGATCGATTTAACATTGTTAACCTATAGTGGTATTGTTATAAAACCGCGCTCCGCGCTCCGGATTAACGGCGTCTATAATTAGTACGCAGTCGCTGATATCTACCGTAGCGAAAATACCATGTTGGAATGTAACGCATCATGCGATAACGATTGGCCGCCCCGCGTCCTCGGTATGTCCGATAACTACGCTGCATACCGCGAATACGGTTGTAACGGAAACGACGTTGTACTTGTCCGACTGTATAAGGCATGTTTAAATTTAAATCTTAAGCTCGTGAAAGTAAAGTGTATTCTTTGCGATTTTTGTGCCCACAGTGCTTCGCGTTGTGGACGTCCCGTAACGTCTCATATGGGTCGCGTTAACGGGTGTGACCCAAAACACCTCGTAGATCGGATGTTCCCACGTAAGTAGGTTGTTAACGTCTTCGAGATATATACGCTGGGGAGTTTTCATATATTCCTTGAATTTGACCACACCCGTACTTCCTGGATTATCCACCAGCACGCCGGACGTGGTGCCGGTCCCGACCTTAAGTCTAGGAGTTTTCATCCATGAACGACGTGCCAAGATTCGGTAATTGTTATGAGGACACATAGCCCCTTTATGATGTAGCAGGCTGTAATTTGTTTGTGTTGGAATTGCTGGATACGGTCCAAATGACGTAAACCATTTGTCACTACTTGCAGTATCGACGAAAAACTTTTCTTGGGTTGCCGTTAGGGTTGGTTCTATCGCCGCTTGAGGAACCTGACATTTGTACTGGATCAAAGCCCAATTGATATACAATGGCCCTAGATGAGGGTTTGCATTGTTCTCCTCTCTGTTGGCTTCGCTTAAATGCCATTCAACGTCGAACTTGATACCCTTGAGGAAAATATGGTTATCACGACGGTTAACTGGTGCCGAGTCTCCACCCGTTGGTACATCCCTTGGTGGAAGATCAATCCTGTTGAAATTTAATTCTCCTAAGTCGAATGGAACTTGATTACCGACATTGGAGTTAGAATAACGTTCGCTCTTGGAATGCTTCTGGTCGCCCATAGTCTTGGTCCGTTTTGGACCTCGTCGTTGGTAGCCCATGTCGTCGTCCTTGTAACGGTCGAAATTTAACCGTTTAGGTGATGGGTATTCTCGATTTAACGGATATGCACCGGCTGGACGTTTTGGTGCTGCGCCCCGTCCTTTATAATAACGGTAGCCTGCTTGTTCGCCTTTATTGACGGTTAACGCTATTCCAGTCTCTGCTGCGTCGCCGCCTGCAATCGTTGCTAATTCGCCTAATGTGGCGATTCCTAATGGCAGTGCCATAATTTTTTGGGCCAAAAGTGACTTTGTGAGCTAGCCTCTATTACCTAGCTCACTTCTGTCCCAGACCCAACTATCATGGCTCCGTCCTCTAAATCGCGGCGTTTCTGTTTTACCATCAATAATCCGACCGACGATGAGTCCACCAAAGTCGCCGCCTTCCTCGACTCGGATGCCGTTACCTATGGAGTCGTCGGCCGCGAGCGCGGCGAAGCCGGCACCCCACACCTCCAAGGTTTCCTTATACTCCCGAGTCCACAACGATTTTCCTTCCTCCATCCACGCCTGTGCCCCCGGGCGCATCTCGAAGTCGCGCGAGCAAAGTCAGATGTCGCCGCCGACTACTGTAAGAAAGAGGGTGACTATGATGAATACGGATCGCTACCAGACTCCCAAGGAAAGCGTAGCGACATCGACACGTTCAAAGAGTGGGTTACCGCCCAAGCCGAACGCCCCTCGGAAAGGTCCGTGGCGTCCGCCTTCCCCGCATTATACTTGCGATATCGATCCAATCTTATGGCCCTCGTTGGGCATTTATCCCCACACGCCCAGTTCCGACTCGAGCATGACCTCCGACCCTGGCAGCGATCTCTCGAAGGAGAACTAGAGTCCCCACCGGACGATCGCACCGTTGATTTTTATGTTGACCCCGAAGGTGCGAAAGGAAAGACGTATTTTGTTCGGCATTGGCTTCATCACCACCCAGATGAAACTCAGGTGCTCTCTGTTGGAAAGCGTGACGACCTTGCTCACGCGATTGATTGTACAAAATCGATATTTTTATTTGATATTCCCAGAGGATCAATGGAGTTTCTCCAGTATTCTGTATTAGAAAAATTGAAGGACCAAATGGTATTCTCCGGAAAGTACGAATCCGGACTCAAAGTTCTGCCACACCAAGTCCACGTTGTGGTGTTTTGCAACGAAGAACCTAACCTACTTGCACTATCACCCGATCGATTTAACATTGTTAAC